TTTGCCAGGGTAGCTTTAAGAGCTTCTTCAGGACTGAGGGTGCCTGAGTTTTGGAGTTTTGTAATTTGTACTTCGGAGGAGCCGAGTTTCTGAATCATCCCGGCGATTGAGCTTAAATCTTGACCTGCTTCAGCGCATTTTTTGATTGTTGCTGTTGCTGTGTTGATCCCAGCGATAAGGGCCGTAAGTTCTAAAAACATATTAGCCCTCCTTAATTAATAGACTCAACCTTTTTGCTCGTTGCCCAACTTGTTTAGCCCACTTGCTCGCCAGCATCTGGACACTTGCCTCGTCCATATCGCCGTCTTGCAGCGCTTGCTTAAACTTCTTGAATTTCTTTAAAGTCGGCAGGCCTAAATTGAACGCCATGTTAATTAGACATGCTTGACGCACGTCGCTAAGTTCGTTCCAGGTGACTTCACCTACAAACTTTTTAGCGTCTAGCATGGCGACCTGAGTATCGCTTTGTAGCATCTGTTCAGCTTCAAGCGCTGAGATACCGTTGTCTTCTAGGTTTCGACCGTAGCCGATAGTCACTTTGTTGGCTGTACATGTGTATGGATAAAGGCGTAAGCCCTCGTCATGTTTAAGTTGTTCGATTGCTATTTGTTTGCTTTTTACCATCGTTCGATCACATCCAGGCTGTAGCGAATGAACCCGTCACCGCCGTATTCAATCGTCGGGGTGTCGGTGTTGAGTGAACACTTGAGGGTAGGGGTGTTGTTGTTTGGTACACTTAAAGCGACTGTCCCTGTGTCTCTTGCCGGGGGGTCAACAATAGGCGTAGAGCCGCTCAGTCCGACATACTGCATAAGCTGGTTGTTGAGGCTGCTGCTGTCTCGGTTGTAGTACTCACCTATTTTCAGGGCTGTATCGGTATAGCTGCTGTCGTCTCGCAGGAGAGGCCAACGCATCGCAAAGATGGTGTTACGACCATCGATGAGCCGAAAGAAAGAGGCCAGGTCTGCGTATTCACTTTTATGCATCGGTGGAAACTTAAACGTAGCTTCCAGACGTACACCACCAATCGACCGAGACTGTCGGCGCATGCTCCGCGAGTCAGCGACTAAGGTTCTCCTGGGATGTCGAATCTCGATGCTTTCGGGATCAATCGTCGTCGGAAAAAGCTGATAGGGGCCGTCGCCGTTTTGAAATGTATGAGTAGCCATTGCTTCTCCTTTTTAATGCTTAATAAAAAAAGCCCCTTTCGGGGCTCTTAGATCAGGATGGAACGTCTGGTGTCGTCCCGACAGCGGTAGCGTCGCTAACGGACTCTTTTAGTCGCCCGAAGAATGCTTCTCTTCCGACCTGAAGTTGCTCGACGTTAAACGATGCTGACCTTATCTTGCGGTCTAAATCGGTCACATGGTCTAGCAGTAAACGACTTTCGTCGCTCAAGTCTTCAAGCAGATACGCGGTGTCGTCGATTGAAACTTGTGCTGGCTGTGTTTTTTTCTCGGCCATTTTCATTTCCTTTTGTGGTTAGTTAATTGTTAAGCCCAAGGGGTTCCAGACGCTTGCGTTGGATTCTTTTGCAGATCAATGTTTGCAGCTAACGATGCTTCAACAGCATCTTTGTCTACACCGTTTTCGTAACACCACCCAAGCACTTGCGCTTCCGTTACGTCTGCAAAACTGGTGTAGTCTGAAGACGAGGGGTCAGGTGTGAATCCGCAAGTGCCATAGTTTGAAGCGCGGTGCGTCACTGCATCATCGCCAGTGCCTTCTGTTTGTTCTGCATTACAGCGCCAATGTGCGACGATAATCGCGCCGTCCATTTCCGCTGGTTTCAGGTCATATTCAGTGGTCGGTATGACCCAATTGAATGTTGTCATTTGTTATTCCTCTAGTTGCGCGACACGCTGTCGCAGTTGTTGTATTTCTTTAACGAGCATAGGAACCAAAGTGCTGTAATCTACACCCATCATTCCGTCGGGGTCTTCACTGAACGATACTGAGTCAGGCGCAACATTAACAAGTTCTTGAGCCACCATGCCGTATTTTTGGTGCGAGCCATCAGCTTTCCAATCAAACGAACGCACTTTAATTGCATCTATATCAGCAGAGGCAGAAGGTGCGTCCTCAATGTTGTCTTTCAGGCGTTGGTCTGAAGAAGTATTGTATGCGGTTGTCGTACCATTCGTTGAAATGCTACCGACGAACTGACTGCCGGATTTATAAAAATATATTAACGCTGTTGATGCCGTGTCTAATCCGAGCAAATAACCACTTGAGTTTGATTGCGTGTTGTACTGAATAAAGTTACTGGCAATTGAATTTGAGACAAGTAGCCTCCCATCCGTATCAAATGTGCCAACCGGAGTTGCACTACCATTGACCATGAAGTGAAGAGCATTTCCAGTTTCAGCAAATAGCGAAGTGTCATACGAAGAACCTGAGCCTACCAAGTCTTTTTCGTGGAATAGACCTCCAGTAGTTGTGGTGCCGTTTTTTAATCTGTATTGGTTGGCAGAAGATGTGCCTGATAGGAAGAGGTCAGAAAAGCGGCTTGCAGTAGACCCAAGGGAAACAGTAGCGTCAGCCCTGATGTCTCCACTCGCATTACCAACTGGCTCAATCTTGTCAGTGTTGAAATAAAGACCTGTGTAACTTCCCGCAGAACCAGATTGGATATAGTTAGCGGAGTTGTACGCACCCAACGAGCCAATAATGGTGCCGTCCTGCGCAAACACCTGTAGAGTCCCTTCGTTACCCTGACGATTAATAAGCAGTGGCGTGTCTTCAAAGCGAGATATTTGTATTGACTTAGGCTCAATTACAACGCCTTCTTTTGACGTATCAGTAGCCGCTTCGTTCCAGATAACTGAATCAGTAGTACCCACCAACAGGTTGCCTGAGTCAAAACGCGCAAACTCACCTATAGACCCTGCGCTTTCAAAGACAATATCATTATCGTCAGCAGGGGTTACAAAAGCTGTTATACCGCTGCCATCTCTGCGTCTTTCAATGTAACTCGCTTCTGTTGCACCTTCATAAAAAGACAATCTTGCCGCAGTTCCAGACTGTACTGTGCCGCCGTTACTGACAATTAACCTTGTTGGGCTACCTGCTGTGTCAGTGCGCACCGTCACGTTCCCTGATGAGTCAATACGCATGCGTTCTGCCGCATTTGTGCCACCAGACTGCGTGAAAAACAAAATCTGACCAGCATCACTACCAGCCGTTGCATTCGTATTATCAAAACGAAGATAAGAATTAACTACATACTTTCCACTTGAGCTAAGGCGAGATGCCCCTACATAACCTTCAGTTGAACCTGTGCCAATCATTACCTTAGTGTTGGAGCTGTTGCTTGAGCTAAACTGATTTCCCCAGAACTGCTCGACAGTCCCGCCATCATGCGTATCGCTTACCGCTGCTGAAGTCTGCCGAACCAACAGGTTGCCTGATGAGTCTATGCGCATTTTTTCCCCGTTGCCGACAACAAAACCTACAGGGTGGGCAGAAAGAGAACCTATCTTTACAAAATCTTGCGAACTATCAGAACCCGTAATCATTGTCTTTGTGCCATCAGAGGCTTCAAAGAAGTTAGCTCCAGTGCCTTTGCTCAAATAAACACCAAGCCCGTTTCCTGTTCCATTTCCACCAATACCAACGTTGCCTGATGAGTTTATGCGCATGCGTTCCGCAAGAGATGAGTCAAACGCTGTTGAAAAAGTGAGAATGCCGTCATTTGCACTTGCACCTGCACCTTCTTTAGTACCTGTTATTCGGGCTAAGCTGCCGTTGCCATTTTCAAAATCTATGTTGCCAACATTTTCACCTGCGTTATAAAGTTTAAGGTATGTAGTGTCTGAACTGCTGTTAGTTGCCGCTTGTATTTCTAAGGGACTGTCAGGCGAGCTGGTGCCTATACCTAACGACTCCGATGATGCGTCCCATACAAACTTTGGCGTTACCCCCAGATCCTCAAAAAAATGCACATCGCCGCCGTCGAGAAATTTAGCTACAACTTTGGGCGTTGCTCCTGCCGCAACATAAACATCAGCGCCAGCAGTCGGGCGACTTTGCAAAACTAGAGAACCGTTTACTCCGTCAAAGGATGAC